GGTCGAGTTGCTCGAAGGTTAACGATGTCTCGTGTAGCCGAATTAAGGCAAGAAGCAGAATGGAGAAAATGCGAAAGAAATGAGTCTTATTTCTTACGTAAGTATTGGCATATCGCTCATCCTGCTCATGGTCGTATCCTTTTTGATTTACGACGTGCACAAGCAGATGCCCTCGAACACTGGGGAGAGAATCGTTATAGTCTCACCTTAAAAGCACGTCAGATTGGGTGGACTACTCTTGTTGCTGCTCACCAGTTTTGGTTAGCTTTTTTTCACGCTGATCAGAACATTATTGATTTGTCTCGTACTGAGCGTGAAGCTGTGTTGTTGTTGCGTAAAACCAAATATGGTTTTTCTCATTTGCCTAAATGGATGATTGAGCGTGGTCCTAAGTCTATGGTTGATCATCAGCAAAGATTGTTTTTTGGGAATGGTTCTCAAATAACTTCGATGCCTTCGGCATCCGATCCTGCTCGTGGTGAATCAGCTACGCTTATTGTTGTTGATGAATGGGCGTTTTTACCAAATCCAGAGGAAGCATGGGCTTCTATTGAACCAGTCGCTGATGTCGGTGGTCGCATTATTGGTTTGTCCACCGCTAACGGTTCTGGCAATTTTTTTCATCATCTTTGGACTGGTGCATCAACGGGTAATAACAAGTTTGCGACAATGTTTTATCCGTGGTCTGCGACTGAAGATCGTGACCAGTCTTGGTACGAGTCTAAACAAATTTCGATGTTGCCCTGGCAGTTGGCTCAAGAGTATCCGACTACGCCTGAGGAAGCGTTTGTAAGGTCAGGTAACCCTGTGTTTGATTTAGATGTTTTGGATGAAATGGAGTTGCGTTGCCGTTCAGGTACTGAAGGTTATTTGCATAACCTTTCAGCTAGGTCAGTGGAGTTTAGGGTATGAGTTTAACTGTTTGGGAATATCCTAATGGTCAGAGTAGTTACGTTATGGGTGTTGATACTGCTGAGGGTTTAGGTCACGGTGATTATTCGTGTATTCAAGTGTTGGATGTTCGTACTGGTGAACAGGTTGCTGTGTGGCATGGGCATATTCCTCCCGACGAGTTAGCTCACGAATGTGAGCGTGTCGGTTTGTTTTACAGGGATGCGTTGTGTTGTGTTGAATCTAACAACCATGGTTTAACTACGATCACTGTTTTAAGACAGTTGGGTTATCCTAGGTTGTTTCGTAAACGTGCTTTAAATCAGGTTACTGCTCGTATAGGTCAAGAGTATGGTTGGAAAACAACCAGGACTTCTAAACCTTTAATGATTGATGATTTGTCTACTGCGTTGCGTAACGGTGAATTGACTGTTTACGATTTGAACACTGTTAAAGAGTTGAGAACTTTTGTTCGTAACGACAGGGGTTCTATGTCTGGGTCACCTTTTGATGATCGTGTTATGGCTTTAGCTTTAGCTAATCAGATGCGAAAGTTTGCTTTCGCTCCTGAGTACGTGGAGAAACCTGACGATTATTGGACTGTTGAATGGTTCCGTAGGTTAGCTACAGGTGAAAGTAATGATTCGGCTGATTCTTTAAGAATTGGCGGTAATACAGTGCGTGGGACACCTAGGCTTGGTTTATAGATATATCTACAAGGAGATTGCTAATGGCAAGATTCGTTTCGCACACCAGTGCGTCGGAAACAGTTGATGGCCCTAAAGGTCAGAATAATAAAATGGAGCGTGGTAGTTCAGTTGTAACTAACCCTTTGTGGGATGCTGCACAACCTAACTCTCCTCGTCAAAGATTTGACGATCCTAAATATGCCAACATGACAGGTGGCTATGGTGAAAACTCTGTACGTGAGACACCTATGAATCAGCATGGTACAACTGGTAAGGTTGAACCTAATGTTGATCCGCAACCTGCTTTGGGTGGCCATACATATACGCCGCACACTAAGCGTCCGTAACAATGGCGGTCCTCCCTCCTGAGGCCACATACCAAGAATTTTGCAAATACGTTCAAGAACATAAAGGTTCTAAAACGCATGAAGAGTTGTTGGATTTGTGGGAGTGGCGACAAAAACTATTAGGATTGCGAATACACACAGATCGTGCTTGGCGTGAACGTGCGTTAGCTCCTGATGAGATGCATTTAACTCGTAATGAGCGTGAACAAAAAGCTGTTGCTGAAGCAAGATCTCAAGGAAGAAACATAGAGAAAGTTTAATGGCACGTAAAACAAGATCTGAACAGTTAAATGATTTTCAACACAAGTTAGATCTTTCACGACGTTGGAGAGATCAAGAAGGTTATGACAATCTTTGGCGACGTTTAATAGATTTGTACCGTGGTAAACATTGGCCGTTAACTACAACAGCTCAACGTGATCTGATTGCTGTTAATTTGGCTTTTTCAACTGTTAACGTTATAGCACCTAGTGTTTCTGTTAATCATCCTAAGATTACGGTTAAAGCTAATCATCCTGGTGATGAAGACAGGGCAGCGTTTGTTCAAGCTGTTATTAACCATTTGTGGAGGCATCACGATTTCCGTAAGCCTTTCCGTCGTTCTGTTAAAGATTTTCTTATTTTCGGTCACGGTTGGTTAAAAGTCGGTTGGCGTTTTATTGAACAGGAACGTTCTTTAGGCGACGGTGAGCGTGAAGAAATTTATGATATGGCTGTTGGGGAAGCAGACATGTTTGCTGTGGAAAATCCTGCTATGGCAGGGGAGCTGCCTACTAATGAGGATATAGCAGCTAATCTTCCAACGACTGAAATGACTATTGTTGAGGATCAGCCTTTTGTTGAAAGGGTTTCTCCGTTTGACATGTTTGTTGATCCTGAAGCTACTTGCATGGAGGATCTTACTTGGATAGCTCAAAGAGTTATTCGTCCTTTGGAAGAAGCTAAAGAAGATCGCAGGTACAGTCCATCGATTCGCAAAGGGTTGACTGCTAACGCAAACATTAACCCTATGTACTCGGATGGTTATTACGAAGATAATAAAAACGAATTTGTCAGCGATGATCGTGTGGTTATTTGGGAATATTATGATATTCCATCTAACACAATGTCAGTGTTTGCTGACAACGGTGAAGGTTTTTTAGTGTCACCTACACCTATGCCGTACGCTTTCGGGCAGCCTTTTGTAATGATAAGAAATTATGATGTGCCTGAATTGTTTTACCCTGTGGGTGATATTGAACCTATAGAGTCTTTGCAACTGGAATTAGATAAGACTAGATCTCAGTTGATGAATGACAGAAAAAGATATGCTCGTAAATATTTGTATCACGAGCGTTCATTCGGACCTGAAGGTCGTGAAGCTTTAGAGTCGGATGAAGATGGTCGTTTGGTTCCTGTTGTTGATGAGAACAAACCTTTAAGCGAGGTTGTTGTACCTATGCCACAGGTTCCTATTTCAAACGATATTTATGCGTATTCAAACATTATTGAAGAAGACATTAATACTGTTTCAGGTGTTTCAGAATATGCGAGAGGCGCTATGCCTGAGATTCGTCGCACAGCGACGGAAGCATCTATTATTGCGGATGCACAAAATGCTAGAGCTGCGGACAAACTTGCGATTGTTGAAATTTCAATAGGTCATGTAGCTCGAAAAGTTTTGCAACTAATTCAAGAATTTATGACTGGTGAGGCTATGGCTAGAGTCGCTATGAAAGGCGGCGAAAGTTTGTATGTTCCTTACACTCGTGAAGAAGTTTTAGGAGAGTACGATTTCTCAGTAGAAGGTGGTTCAACCCAACCTATTAACGACACGATTCGTAAACAGCAAGCGGTTTCTTTAATGAATGCCGTAGCCCCGTTTGTGGGTACTGTTATTGATCCTGCTGCATTAGCCATGCACATTTTAGAAGAAGGGTTCGATATTAAAGACCCTGCTAAATTTTTGGTGCAGCAGCCTGCAACACCTCAGGAGCAGGAGATTGCGGGTGAGGAACCTGCGCCACCTCAGGGCGATGTTCCTATGCCGCAAGGGGTTGGGCCAGAAATGGCTATGGGGCCAATGACACCTGAGGGTGGTTCATTTGCTCCTACTGGTGGGGTCCCTCCTGAGCTTTTATTGCAGTTGCAAAATCAAATGGGTCTGGAATTACCTAACTTATAATCCCCCATTTGGGACAGTTTATGGTGTGTAATAGGAGCAACCAATTTATAGGACTCCTTAGGAGGCAATAGTGCCCGAAGAAAACATAGAAACAACGGAACCCACAAATGTGGATAATTCAGAAATTTCGATAGAAGAACCGATGGAACCTGGTGGTGATTACACCGTCAAGATTGATGGTGCGGAGCATCAGGTCACCCTTGAGGAACTTCAACAAGGATATCAACGACAAGCGGATTACACCCGTAAGACGCAAGAGTTGGCTTCCGAACGTCAACGTTTACAGCAAGCAGAGACTATTGTGAATGCTTTAGAAGCTGATCCACAAGGAACTCTGGAGGCTTTAGGTGGTGCACTTGGTGTGCAGGGCAACCTTGGATCTCAAGACGAATACACGTCTTGGGAAGATGAGGACCCGACAGCACAGCGTGTAGCGCAACTTGAAGCACAAGTTGCTCAACAAGCGAAGACGCATAGACAACAAGCTTTAGACAAAGAGGTAACAAGGCTTAAAGGGGTTTACGGCGAATTTGATGAACGTGAGTTGTTTCAACATGCGTTAAATAACAAAATCGCTAATCTTGAAGCTGCTTACGCCCATAAGAATTTTGGAACTATGGCTAATTACGCTGGTCAATTACAGCGTGATGCTGATGCTTTAGATGCTAAAAGGAAAGGGGCACCTGTTGAGGGCGGTAAATCCGTTCAAGAGGGTGCAGTAAGTACTGATAAGACTAAACAACCTTCTACGCTTCGTGAGGCTTTTGCTTTAGCTAAACAACAATTAGGCAACTAACCTTTTAAGGAGAAATACAAATGGCAGGTAATGCTAACTTTGATGAGATTCTCTCCACTACGTTAAACAATTATATACCTAAGCTTACTGACAACATTTTCACAGCTAGACCTTTGTTCTACGCTTTGACAAATGGTCAGACAATTAGGCGTGTTTCGGGTGGTGCGAAAATCGTTGTTCCTCTTATTTATGGAACAAACTCAACCGCTGGTTCTTACTCAGGAACAGATACTATAGCCACAACTGCTCAGACAGGCATCACAGCCGCTGAGTACGACTGGAAACAGTATGCTGCAACAGTAACAATCAATGGTCTTGAGGAAGCCAAAAACAATGGCGAAGCGCAGATCATCGATCTGTTGGAAGGTAAAATCTTCCAAACTCAGGAAACAATTATTGAAAACATGAACACCATGCTTTTCGGTAATGGTACAGGTAATGGTAGCAAGGACATGCTTGGGCTTGCAGCTTGCATCGGTCTTGGCAATGATGACGGTTCAGCCGCTTTTGCTGGTATTGATGCTACAGCAGGAGACAACTCATGGTGGAGATCATCAGTTGCTAACCAAGCTGGTGCGATAGACATCAAGTCAATGGCTACTATGTACAACAACGTTTCTGTTGGTAACGATCAACCAACAATTATTGTCACTGGTCAATCCCAGTACGAAGCTTACGAGGATCTCCTCGATGGGCAAATTCGTTACACGGACACCGATATGGCTGACGGAGGGTTCCAGAACCTTCTGTTTAAGGGTGCTCCAATTACCTTTGACGGTACTCTTGCTGGTGAAGGAAAAATGTATTTCCTTAACACCAAGTACCTCCAACTTGTAGCTCACAGCGACGTATGGTTTAAACCAACTCCGTTTGTGCGCCCAACAAACCAAGATGCTGTGTTCTCACAGATTCTTTGTTACGGAAACTTGACGACAAGCAACCGCTCACGTCAAGGGTACATCTACGGTATAACACCTGCTTAATCATGGGAAGGGAACTCGCTTACGCATATAAGTCAGGTTCACGACCTTACGGTCAACCTGGTGCAGACAAGAACTTTCGTGATGCTTCCCCCCGCCCTGAGGCGGTGGGAAAAGGACGGAACGTTACTCGTCTTCCTGAAATGAAAAAGCAAGCTCCTATCCCTGAAGAGAAGGTGACCAAGTGTAGTTCACTGACTCGTAGCGGGGCCGCCTGCAAAGGCCGTCCTGTTACGGGCAGTGACTTATGCGTCTTCCACAAGGAATAAAATGCAAATTTCAGAAATGAGAACCTATATTCGTGCCGTAGTGGATATAGATTCAACAGACATTTCAGACGATACATTAAATCGTTTTTTAGGTGAGGGTTATGACCGTATTATTTACAGTCAGAAACGTTGGCCTTTTTTGGAAGTTTCAACAACTTTCACAACAGTAGGCGGTCAGAAAGATTATTCGCTTGCCGCTGTTGGTGCGTCAGTTACTAATGGTTTGCGTGAAGTAGCTGCGTTACGCACTGATGATCATGTTATTACTTTTGTTGGACGTGACGAAGGTGACGTGGTTTATCCGTTAAATGTTGCTAGTTCAGGCGACCCTTGGTGGTGGTCTTATTGGGGTGAGAATGTAAGGTTGTATCCGACACCTTCATCGGGTGCGACAATAAATGTACGAGGGTATAAAGAAGCTGCACCTTTCGGACCAGGTTCTGCTGACAGTCTTGAACCTTCAACTTTACCTACTCCGTTTCATATTGTTGTAGCTACTTACGGTATTTCAAGAGCTTATGAACAGCAAGAAGACCCTCAAATGGCTTCACAGTACATGGGTTTATATATGACAGAGTTGCAGAATCTTAGGGAACGGTATGAGGATATGCCAGCTCCGCAACCTGTGAGGTTAAACAGTCGAAACGCAAGTCGTTGGCGTTCACAAGTTATTTTACCTAATCGGCTACGCTACTCTTGGGAGTAGCTGATGGCTTCAGCCGCACGTAAATCTAATTTTAAATTAACAGCTTTAGAGTCTTTTTCTGGTGGGTTAAATCTTAGAGCCGACCAGTTTAATCTAGCTCCTAATGAGTCGCCAGATTTGTTGAACGTTATTGTTGACCCTAGGGGTGGCATTAAACAACGTGATGGTGTGGATCGTTGGAATCTTACTCCTTTGTCAGCGGATGTTAAAGGAATGTGGGCTTACCATCTGACTACGGGTACTACGACTTTATCTACAGCTAATGCAGTAGTAGTCAATTATGACACTAAAGTAGCTTACTCTCAAGGGGAGACAATAGATTCAGGTAATTTTACTGACATTACTGGAATGACTGCTAGAACGGCTGGTTCTAAAGTTTATGGCATAACAATGAATGATGTTATGTACGCTGTTTCATACGATAAACCTTCTTTTAAATGGCCTGGTGGGGGAGCTGGCACTGCAACAGATTTAGGTACAACGTTCGATGGAACTACAGGCAACATGCCACAAGGTAGATACATCGAAATGTGGAACAATTTTGCTTGGGTAGCTCACACTTATGAATCGGGTACTGCTCATAGATCTAGGTTACGTTGGTCTAAACAGAATGATCCTGAAAGTTGGGAAGCTTCAGATTATGTTGACATTGATGTTGGTGAACATGGTGATTACATAACTGGTTTAGCTGCTTATGGTGACAGGCTTGTTGTGTTTAAATCAAACAGCACTTACGCAGTTTTTGGTTTTGATTCTGATTCTTTTCAAGTTGTTTTACAATCAGCTTCAGTGGGTATGACCCCTAATTCGACACCAGCAGTTTCACCTAACGGCGTGTTTTTCTGGTCTGCTGAAGAAGGAGTTTATTTGTACAACGGGCAACAGTTTGTTTATTTATTTTCAAAACTGTTTCCTGGAATAACGCAAAATCAGATTACTTTTGAAAGTCAACCTGAATTAGCTTGGGGTGACAACAGGCTTTATGTGTCTGTTGATTGGACTGAAAGCGCTACAACTACACGCAGAACTTTTATATATGATCCAACTTTGGGTGAAGCTGGAGCTTGGGTTTTAACAGATATTGATGCAGGTCCTTTACTTTCATTTCGCCCACCTAATAAACGTGCTCAAGTTTTAGGCGGTTGTGTAGCTAACACAGGGTCAGTTATTGATTTAGATGATGATTCTGATCGTATGACTGACAGGTACACGGGTTCAACTGAAACTCACATAACTTCGTACTTTGTTACACCTTGGCTTGTGGGAAGTGATCCTATAACTAAGAAACGTTGGGGTAAACCAAGGTTTATTACGTTAGCTGATGAAACAATGACTATGAGTATTCAAGTTTATAAAGACTATGACAGGTCAGAAGTGGCTAAAACTATACCAATTACAGTAACTGGTAGAGCTTCTTCCTCTAAATGGGATACAGCTAAATGGAACGATTCTGACCCTGATTCCGCATATTATGCAGCTTGGGATACTGTAACGGCTTCTTTAACAGCAGATGTTATACGTTTACCTACACTTGGGACAGCGCAGTCTATATCCATGAAGGTTAATGGTCCGACTACTAACAAACATTGGGAGATAAACGCTATGGCGTTTACATATAATCCGAGAAGGTTGCGTTAAATGGGCGCTCTTGCTGTCACGAATACTTTTTCGGCAGGAACAACAATAGTTGCTGCCGACATGAATCAAAACTTTGATGATATTGAAGCATGGGTAGCAGCAACACCTACTTTAGGTGCTAGCGGAACTACTGTAAACGTAGCTGGAAATTTAACCGTAGATCAACTTACTGTTTTTACTGGATTGTCTAAATTTGGCAACAACATTGAATTGCAAGGTGTAAATTCGTGGATTGGTTGGGAAGGATCATCTGCGGATGATTACGAAACTTTTTTGTACGCAACTGGTCCAACTGCTGATCGAGCAATTTATTTGCCCGATGCGGCAGGAACAATAGCTTTGACTTCTGACATCACAGGCACAGTCTGGGATGATCAGAGTAACATACTCGCTAACTCGGTTTTCAATTAAATAAAGGAAAGGCAATATGGCAACATATTCAAAACAACTACTATCAGGTGGTACAAACGGCAAGAATATTAAAGTTGCAGCCACAGCTACTGCTGGCACAACTATTCACACTGCTGTTACTGGTACTTCTGATATTGATGAAATCTGGTTGTATGCCTGCAACACTGATTCTTCGGACAGGAAACTGACCATTGAATACGGTGGAGCGACAGCACCAGATGAATTAACAGAAATTACTCTTACTGCTGAAGCTGGTTGGGTGCTTGTATGCCCTGGTCTGCTTTTGCAGAATGGTCTTGTGGTTAAGGCTTTTGCCGCCGCTGCGAATGTTGTTAACATCAATGGTTTTGTAAATAGAATAGATAACTAAGAGGTTCTATAGTGTTTCGACAAGATAGGACTAACCCTAGCACTGCGGTTTCTACGTGGAAGGGTCGTAAAGATTTGCCGAAGGCTAATCCGTCTACGGCTGTTTCTGCGTGGATGAACGGCGGTTTGGGTGGCACCCTTGACCCAATTACTGCTTTCGGTGGGATTATCACACAATACGAAGATTCTGGTACGACATATCGTGTTCATGCTTTTAGAGGCACAGGCACGTTTCAAGTTATTACAGGTGGGGATGTTGATTATCTGATTGTTTCTGGTGGTGGATCTGGTGCTAGAGGCTACGGTGGTGGCGGTGGCGCAGGGGGTATGGTGACAGGGACTGTTACTGTAACAAATGCTACCGATTATTCTATAACTGTAGGTAAAGGCGGTATCAGATCGGGTACTACTGGAAGTAACGCAAATGGTGTTCAAGGTGAGGCTTCTTCTGCATTTAGTGTAAGTACTGCTGGTGGCGGTTACGGCGGAAAATATGGAACTAATGGTAATACAGGTGGTTCAGGCGGCGGTGGTGGTGCTGGAGGTAGCACTTATGGCGGTGTGGGTACTGCAGGTCAAGGTAATGCGGGTGGTACAGGTACAACCAACTGTGGCGGCGG